AATACCATAAAAACAGGAGGAAAGAAAGGGGATAATGTGATATAATAGTAAATAAATAATAATTCTTTGCTTAAAATATTATCTGCTGTTTGAAAGGAGGCCCCTTATGGGATTTTTCACCAAAAAGATCACTGTTTATAAGGAAAAAGGCTGCAAGGCCCACTGGCAAACTGCCAAAGAAGCCCTGAAAAACGCCGGCATTTCCTTTTCCTCCACCTCCCTTCCCAGCGAAGCCCCCACCTGCGGCTGCGGTGCCAAGCTGGATATCCGGGATTTTGGCCCTAAAGGAAAAATCGATCGGGATATGTACTACATTGATGTGGAAGAAAAAGATGTGGACCGGGCCCGGGAAATCCTGGCCTCCCTTGACGGAGCCACATGGGCATGATAAAATACAATGTACACACTGTACCCGGGGATGTACCGGTTTCGACGGGGGTAGATGGTGTGCGATAAGCGAGCTGGGATCCCGCCAACCCCATTAAACGGTGGAAACGCGTTATAAACGCAGACGATTCTTACGCTTTAGCAGCTTAAATTGCTAACGTCTTTCCTCTTCATTCCTGCTGAAGAAGAATAGACGACACTTGCAGGATACCTGCTGTCCAATTCTCGGAGGATGACAGGGAAACCCATCGAGATAGCAGGTCGACTGGCCCGTCTGCAGGCAAGCCGGTTGCGAAACAAAATATGCAGTCTGCGCTCGGAGAAGTTCGCATGGCAATGCTTTCGGACAGGGGTTCGACTCCCCTCATCTCCACCAACCTTTAAAGATTAAACCATATGGTCCCGTAAAAGTCCGCACCGGCTTGAAATCAAGGCCGGGCGGGCTTTTTGCTGTCTATATACATCCGCATGAATCCATACCATTGACCATTCCATTGCCCACCTGTCGCCCATCTCTGCCCACTGACGGGCAGGGCTTAGTGGGCAATGCCCACTTTCCCGAAACGCTCACTGAATCAAGGGCTTCAACAATTTAGTCCCATGATTTGAAAAGGGGACTTTCCCATTACCACTCCGCCAGGGTATAGGTAATGGCCGCTGCTTCGATTTTCCGCCCGGTCCGGGTATAAATCATTCCCTCCCATTTACCAGCCTGGTACCCAATGCCGCCATAGGTTTTTCCATCGGCCGTTATGATACCGGCTTTAATCTTATGGCTCCGGCGCAGGTTGATTTTGTACACATCCACCTTCTGCCGGTCAGCGTCGGCGGTGACCACGGTCCTGTCCGTCTTTTCCGCTGCCGCAGCGGGGACAGCCGGCTTGCCATCCTGGATATCTTTGGCTACCTGCCGGGCTCCGGCTTCCACGTCCGGGGCCTGGACATAGTAGGTAATAGCCGGTGGGGCATCGGACTGCTGCACATGATAAATCTCCCTGGTGATTTCTCGCGCAGTGCCCTGGCTCACATCCAGTTTTTTCTGGACTGCGGCTGGATCTGTGGTCTGCTGGTAGTCCATGACCTTGGGTTTCTCTTTCTTTTCCCGACTGCAGCCATAGATCAGGCCCCCGATGATACAGAGGGCACAGGCTCCGGCAATGGCCAGGATGATCCTCCATTTTGTTTCCTGTTCCATGAAAAGCCACCTCCTAAATTGCGTTTTGAGCTGATTTATTTTTCTTTGCAAGTAAGTAGTAGTGAATAACAGAAAAACGGCGTATGAGGTCAGCAGAAGCCCCATACGCCGTTTTCATTTTATCCGCCAATGTATTCCCCATCTTCGTTGTAATTCTGTTCGTACCAGTTGGCTTTCCCTCGGATTTTCCCCAGTTGCCTGTACAGATTTTCACCAGGGCAGGCGGTAGCCATCAGATCACAGTGCCCTACCACCGTGGCGTCATTGATTTCCAGGCCATAGGTCAGAGCCAGCCACTGGACCAGGACGGCACAGCTTTCAATCTGGGCGTCCGTGGGTTCAGCAATGTCGAAATTGCCACAGACGTGGATCCCGATGGTATGACTGTTCTCCCCGTAAGCATGGGCCCCGATGGTATCCATAGGCCGTCCCAGTTCAATGGTGCCGTCCTTGCGGATCACAAAATGGTAACCGATGCCGGCCCACCCTTGGGCCTTATGGCTTTCATGGATTTCTTCGGCGCTTAGGTCGTCGTCCGTTGGGTTCCCGGTGTGGTGGATCACAATCTGATCCGTCACGTCCCGGGGTTCCAAATAACCAAAGTCCAGACCATAATCAGTGAATGTTGGTTCCAGCATGTTCTTTTTCCTCCGTTTCTTTTTCCTTCTCCCAATCGTCGGGAACACCGTCTTCATCTTCATCCACCAGGCTGCGGCCGATGAAGCCTATGGCTGCGATGAAAGATACGCCGGTCAAGGTCTGGAGCAGCATATTAAGGGCCGGGAGGTCCACTCGGCCCAGTACTGCCCACAGCCAGATCCAGCCGGCCCAGTACAAAAAGATGCTGCCGATGATCAGCAGCATAAGCACGATTACCAGGGCACGGGGCAGGCCCCGGACCTTCATGCGGCCCAGGGAGCCCATGAGATGCAGTACCACCCCATGCAGCCGTTTCATTTCCGGACCTCTTCGGCCATGTGGAGCACGGCTTCATGCTTGGCGCTCATGACACCGTTTTCTGCCAGGTGCTCATAAACCCCGTACATCTCCTGCCAGATCAGTTTTTCTTCGGCCGTGGGCGGGTGCCGCTGGAACCGCACATACATGTCATTGAGGGACGCCCTCAGAATCAGCTGCATCCCTTTGCGGACTGCTTTGAGGCCTGTCACATAAGCCAGCACATAACCCGCCAGGCCGCCGATGGCCAGGCTTACAATGGTACTCAGTCCTTCAATTACAATATCTTTCACTTTCTCCCCTCCGTCAGCTTGATACGCCGGCCAGGATACCGGCTGTACTTCGTCCCCATATAAGCATCTTCCCCAGGCACATAGAGCAGGTTGAAGCTGTTCTCCCCTTCCTGCAAGGGGATTGCCTGGCCCCCATGGTTGAAATACAGGATCTCATCCTGCCACAATGGGGATTTCCACAGCGTCCCGGTGACGTGCAACACCCGGCCGGTAATCTGGTAATCTTCCAGGGTAAAGGCCCAGGAGTTTTTCCGATCAACCGGATGCAGCTCACCAGGGCCGACATGTTGGACCCTGCTCCAGTCCGTCCGGCTGCTCCGTGGATCCTGCTGTTCCTGGGGGCAGAAGATCTTCACGAATACACCCCGGTGGGTCTTATCCACCTGCACCCAGCCATGCAGCCGGAAAACTTGCAGGAACTCCAGGGGTTTCAGCCCGTAGATCATTAACAGTTCCCGGTAGTTGTACAGCACCATGTCCCCGGCCCTGCCTGTCACCACCTGGGTAGAGGAGCAGGGTGCCAGGGCATCCAGATCGATGGTCATGGGGTTGCCGTTATGGACGATCTCCAGCCGGCTCCCCACCAGGTCCACCCACAGTTCTTCCTTCTGGCTGCTCTGGATACAGTCCGGGAATACGACGAACACACTGTCCTTACTGTAAAGCATTGCCCAGCCTCCAGACTGCCGGCTCCTTGTCGGCCAATTCCTGGAACCAGGTGTACAGGGCATAGTAGAATTCACATTCCTGCTCATGGTCCAGGCTCTTGTGACAGCCTCCGCCGCACATCCCGTAGACCCTGCACCCCTTGCATTTGGGGAACAGGTAGTCCAGGAGGGCGGCCTGCTGCTCCTGCCAGTTTGTCCAGGATAAAGGAACATCCCGGATATACAGGCAGCTGCAGGGCTTGCCGGTGGGGCCAACCTTGTACAGGTTCCGGCTAAAACAGTAGGTTTCCCCATATTGGTAAGTAGCTTCCAGTCGGCGGAACAGGCCATAGAACAGGGCTGTCAGTTCCCAGTTGATGTTCCCCGTTTCTTTGAACCCTTCCACCAGCTCCAGGACCAGTTCTTTCCACTGCCGCAGCACATTGGCATAGTCTTCCTTGGTCAGGGCATAAGCGGCATTGGCTGGGCTGGTGTGGTGCACCAGGTGGGGAAAGAAAGAAATCTTCATTCCTTTTTCCCGTTTCTCCCGGAATTGAGCCAGGATCTTCCGGAAATCGGTATTTCCATGGAAGATCGTGGTGCTGATGCTCAGGTAGGGATAATCCACCAGCTTCTCCAACGGGTTGAACCCCCGCAGATCCACATCCCCGCCGTCATAGCTGAGGGCGATCTTGAAATGATGGGTCCGGAAGAAGGGCAGGAACGTTTCCAAGTTCTTCCCGTTGGTGGCAATGGCAAAGGTGGCGCCAGGCACAGCCGCCACCACCTTTTTGATGGTGTCCATGTACAATGTGGGCTCCCCGCCCATGAATTTCACGGTCAGGGGGCCTTCCCGGTCCATGGTTTTCAGCCGTTCATAAAATTCGGGAGGCAGGCCCTTTGTTTCCTCCGGGTCCGGCTCCCGGTGGCAGTAGGCACAATTCATATTACACTTGCTGCCCAGGTAGATGGTTACGTTTTTCATTTGGATGCCCCCAGGATCAGATTGTACTCGTTCCAGACTTCGTACCACTTCCGGCCCAGCTTGATCTTGATTTCACCCGTGTAGCCCAGCGGGTAGAACCGTACCCTGGCCACACCATGGTCCAGCCGGACCCGGGTGGCGTTGAGCAGTCCGGCGCTGGAGTGGATCATCACGCCTTCACAGTCCTCCGCCCGTGTCAGGGGACCGGCTGTGGTGTCGAAGTTCCCTTTGTACTTCCGGATTTCCAGCTCCATGTATTCCTGGCCTTCCGGGCAGACGATGGGCGTAGAGAAATCTCCTTCGTACACGGTCCCCTTCCGGTTGGCCTTCAGCTCCCGGCCATTCACAACCAGGGCATAGCTGTCCCACAGGTTGAACCGGGGATGATCCCCGAATTCCAGGGCCGCAGTGCTGAAATCAGAAAAGGTATATTCACTGTCCGCATCCACCAGAATGTTGTCCTTGTGGACCTCGAACACCCGGATAATGATATCCCGGCTGGTGGGGGTAATAAGCCCCGTGTCTACCTGCAGAACGTCATAATCCCCGTAAAGCTGGCAGATGTTCTGGAAGTCCATGCGGATTCCCACGCCCAGCCGGTTCAGGTCCAGGAATTTGTAATCGGATTTGGAAATCTTCCGGAATACCTTCACAAAGCCGGAACGATGGACCAGGGTATAAGAACTGTAGGAGCGCAGGGCCTTGATTACGTCGAAGCCCTCCACCGTCCCGTTCTTGTCCATGACTTCTGCCTTGAGATACATCCCTTTGATAGTGATCTTGACCGCCCCGTCATCCCGGGTGGCCACCGAATCAGAGTTATACAGTACGCTAAGCACGTTCGCCCTCCTTCTTCACATAGATGCCGTAGCCGTCCACGAACACCCCGTCCCCGCTGTCTACCGTCAGCTCATAGCCCGGCTGCGGACTGTCCAGCATACCCGGCTCCAGGATATCGTAGAAACAGGGGGCTTCGCACTGGTAGAGCATTTCTTCCTTCGTGCTGTCCGTAAGGCTGCGGCCTTGCACCCGGCCATAGCGGGTGGCAATATCCGTATCCCGGGCAATCACCAGATGCGGGTTGCTTGCAAAGCGGATAACCTCCGTCACGTCCGCTTTCTCCACTTTCACCACCCGGCAGGGGCGGTTCCCCAGGTTGATAACAATATCCCCTTCCTTGATTTCCTCGATGGCCTTCGGGCCTTCGTTGGTCAATACGTCTCCTAGCACAATCATGTTTTTCCCTCCTTATGGTCATCACGCTTCGCCGGGACAATTACAGTTACAGTTGTCGTACGTACACTGTTTGACTGAGCATTGAGGACAGTTGGTCGAACGGCACTGACTGGGGCTCTGGCACTTTTGGCAACTTTGGCACGATTGACAGCCCTGGCAGCTCTGACAGGTACTTGACTGACAGGTCTGACTCTGACATCCCTCACAGGTCTGGCAGCAGTTGGATTCACAGCAGTCGTTGGAGGCACTGTATTCCAGTCCATTAATGGCGGCCCGGATGTCAGCCACATCAGCCGCCAGAATCTTACCTGTAAAGGTCCGCGTTTCCAGATGGTTGGCCTCTTCCAGTCGGTTCATCCGTTTCATGCCGGTGGCAATGGTAACCAGGTCCGACTGGAGGGCGGTCATGTCCGTGGTTTTCACTTTATTTCCTTTATCCATGGCCGCCTCCTTCAACTGTCATCGCTGCAGCCATTGCTGCAATCGCAGTCACAGTTACAGTTTTTTACATAGTATAGCTGGCATCTTTGACAGGACTGACTCTGGCACCCCTGGCAGCTGGTAGATTGGCAGGTTTTACTTTGGCAGCTCTGGCACCCCTGGCAGGACTGGCACTTCTGGCAGAAATTGGTGAAGCCACAGTTGTCCACGTTCTTGGCAT